AGCATCGGCGATCTTCATCACCCGCTGCCCGTCAGCGTTCAACCCGCCACGGACATGGAACGGCTGCAAACTCATGGCGGTAAGGGCAGCCGAGCCACTTCGCCCCGACGCTGCCCTTCAAGTTTAGAGAGAAGCTTTTACGCCCCTCACAAATACATAACTCTCCCTCTGAGCGTGGTCAGGGCAATGTCACTGCTAACGCTGAGCTGCAATCCGCCGGTGCCTGTCACGCCTGGCGTAAAACTCAAAACAGGCGGCTGCGTACCCATTTGGATTTCGTACACCACGCTATAACCCGTATCAGTGCCATTGCCTTTGCTAACAGCTACCTCAACAAACAACGTACCCTGAGCAGCCTGCGCCCAGAGATCCACCACCATGGCATCGCCCTGAATATCTTGAGCGACTAGCAACTGCGTAGCTGCGGCTAACGCCGTCTCGTTATTCAGAATCGGGGTCAGGCTGCCCGTACCAGAAGTCGGCACAGGCGGTGCGCCTGTAGCACCGCCGCCAATAGCGGAAGAGAAGAACCTGCGACCGCTAGTGGAAACAGGCTTGCCCAGCTGCGTTTCGCCCCAGTCATCAGGGCTGAGGTAAACAGGCTTACCCCAAACGCCACCTTGCTTCGGGCCAAAAATCGCCTTTTTGGCAGTGCAATAGAAAAAGTCACCGTCCCTGCCCTCATCAGGCTTGGGGAACGATGGGCCGTGCAACATGCCGTTGCCGTCTAAGCCAGGCTTGCCAGTCGCCCCGATAGGCCCCATTGGCCCTTGCAAGCCTTGGCTTCCCTGTACGTAACCGGCCCTGATGATCTGACCGTCGCTAAGGCCGAGGATCAGCTCACCCGATACAACCGCCGCAGAGACAACAAGACCAGCCACAGACCTACGGCCACATATGGCCTAAGTCTAGAAAGCAGTAGTCAGTACCTCTACTTACTCCTAGGCATCACCGATAACAGCGCCGACTCGGGCGTGTAAATCGGTTTGCCTTTCGGCCCCTTCATTTTCAGCTTCTCCCCAAACCGCCTAGCTCGATCTTTCCCCATGACCTGTGCTCGCGTTTCGTTGTTCGCGCGAACGAGGAACCCGGCCATGGTCATCGCTCTGCCGTCGCGCGCCGGTGCGTCGGTCACACGCCGCCAATACCGCTTGCCATTCACAAACACAGGCTTGCTGTAGTACCGCACGCCATCAGAACCCTTTGGCCGCGGCGTATTGACCCACTTATCACCAACCTTCCGCTCGCCTGGCACCAGCTCGATATAGGTACTGGCACCGGTCTGCTTCAGGCTGTCGCCCTCCTTCCGCATGATCATCTCCGCCTTCGTTACCGGCAGGATCTGACAGCGGCAATTCGGGTGCCGGGGCACACGCGGCAGATCATCACGGCGCTTCTTCTCCACCCCATCCCAAGGCGCACACTGCTCGCAAACCCGGTAATCAAGGCTTGCGTCAAAGGTCCACGCAACGATGTCTTCGTCGTTGGCATCCCAAAAGGCCTCGTGCGCGCGGTGGCTCATATCCATCACGGCAGTGCGGGCCACGGCACGAGCCTGCGTGATCGACATGTTTTCAGCTCGGATCAAGGCCTTGGCGATCTCCTCGTTCGTCATGCCCGTGAGAAACCCTGTCTTCACCACACGGTCAACGTTCTTGATCCACTGCTTGAAGAACGGCGAATCCATCACGTCCTCCAGGTTGAACAGCTCCGCCAACGTCTTGCCTAGCACCTGCGTGTCGCGGGCCACAGTGATCAGCTGCTCGCGCGTAAATGCCCCGCCTATGCCGAAGTTGCCAGGGCCGAGCACCGGCGTTCCCTGCGGCACTGGGATCGTCACGCCCTGCGTTGGCATTGAGCCGGCGGCTACCTGCTTGGCCGTGCCCTCCGCCACACGCAGATAGTTTTCAGCGAAGTGCAGCTGCCGCACCCATTCCTCGCCGAGCCTGGTTACCAGCTCGTCGTAGAGATGGCGGTGAGCAGGGATGAACAGGCTGGCAATGCGCTGCTGCATCTGCCTGTACTGCATCTGGCGCATGATGTCGCCGTCAGGCATGTTGCGCATCAGCTTGCCGACCTCCGTAAAGATCGCCCGCAGCTCTGGGGAGAGCTTGGCCACCACATCAGCAGCCAGGTTTTCAAGGCGGAGGACGTTGCGAACGGTCGCTAGCGCCTGACGCTCATCCACTTAGTGCTCCCCTCTACTTCCCAAACGGCTTGGGCTTCTCAGGTGATGGCTGCTCATACTCCGATGACAACTGCATCTGAGCCTCCTGCTTCTGCAGGTCCATCTCCATGCCCTGCAGCTCCTCCGCCTCAGCCGCGGACATGATCTCCTCAATATCAAACTCAGGCGGAATCACCTCGCCCATCTGCAACATCCGCAGCACCGTCTCTTTGTCGAGAATGCCGTTCGTGAACAGATTGGTAATGCTGGTGATGCGGTCGCCCTGGTAAGGCTCGTGGTCAAAGTCGCGGTCAATGATGACCTTCGGTGCATCCTGCCCGCTGTACTCGGCCGCCCAATCCACCGCCATTTGCAGAGTCTGCTCAAGCTCCTGCGACAGCCGGGCCAACATGCTGTTGGCATCAGCACGGTCAATAGCCTTAGCGGCGCCTGACTCGGCAACGTTCTTGGGGCGAGAGAGCATCGTGATGCCTAGCTGCATCATTTGCTCCTCAAGGTTCGTCAGCTCCTGCTGCTGGGCATCAAATGCCTGCGACGCAGGAGCCACGTATTCCATGCCTCCTTCAGGCGGAAGGGCGATGGCGTTAGCCACACTCATATGCGCTAGCTCATCACCCTGTTCGTCCCATCCACGGATGGTCAGGATTGGGTGAGCAGCCACGGCCAAGCAATGCAATAGCTGTGCCTGCAGGCTGTAGTGCTGAATGTTCAGCTGGGCGATCTCAGCCAGCGGCGGCCGGCTAACCAGCACTGCCTCTCGGTTGGAGTAGCAAGCGGCATAAGGAATCGCCCTCAAGCTGGTCGTGCCCTTGTCGTACAGCTCCCAGCCATTTGCACCGCTACTCTCGCGCCACACTTCCCAGCGACCGGGCTCCAATACCCTGATCTGCTGGATCAGCTTGCTACCAAAGCGGCCATCATCCTCGGTGGTGTACTCCCGCAGGCGTAGCTGCTGCAGCTGACCGCCGTTCTCCTGAACGTTTTGCCGCCACCCGATCGTGTCAAAGCACGGCACTTGGATCAGGTACGGCCGCGCCTGCATCTGTACTTCCTCAGCCAACGTGCGAGCGTCGCTTGCGGGGAAGTCCACCAACAGGCCGTGATGGCCGTAAGCAAGGCTGTTGTAGAGAACCTTGGCGGCAAAATCCTGTAGGTCAGTTCCCTCGCGGTCAACGTTCTGCGACCACTCAAGCCAGTAATCAGACGCATCTTCCAGCTGGATCGGCTTACGCAAGATCAGGCCGACAGCAGCCAAAATCAGGCGGTGCAGGAACGGGCTCAGCACACTGCGGCTAATCCGCGTGTTCCAGCACTGATCGTCCTCACGCGGCAACCGCGGCAGATATTTATCCGCCTTAGACCGCATGACTTCTGTGCCGCCCAGCACGTCAGCCACTGGCACCCAACGCTGTAGCTGCGCCCAGTACAGCGCTACCGGCTGACTCGGATCATCAGGCTTGGCAACGCCACTGCTATCCGTGACGGCCCCAGTCCACCCGAAATGACGCTGCGGGTTATACGAACCGCCAGGGATCAACATCAGTCGTCAGCGATGGGCTTGCGAGTACGACGACGAACCTGCACGGGCTCCTCATCCTTGGCCACACGATCAGCAATTGCCGCTTCGTGCGGAGTCTCCGGTTGATTCGGAAGGGGCGGCCAACAACCACCCATTACCTCTGGCCAAACGCCCATCAGTGACAAACCCCGTCCTAATTGGCAGTCTACGAGTACCGCTACGTTCCCATATGGACAGCTGGCGCATGGCACGGGCCTTTCATATCGAAGCCGCGAAACGTGAAATCGCAGCTTGTACCGACCTTAAAAAGCTGCAAGAGGTCTGCCTCAACCTGATGCTTCAGGTCGAATGCCAGAAGGACATGATCGGTGACCTATTGCTCCGCGATTAACCTTGGCCGCGGCTGAGCTTCCGGTCGCCCTTGGGCCTGCTGCCACGGCCCTGGCCCTGCTTGGTCTTCTTACAGACCGAAGCCTTCTTAAGGGTGCCGGCGCTACCGGTCTTTGCTTTGACTGCCATCGCTACAGATTAGTGATCTTCACTTCTGGGTTCGCTTTGAGATCTCACGGTTGATCTGCTGCGTCCACCGCTGCGCTTCTGCCAGCCGCCTTTTTGTTTCAGCGGACAAATGTCTTTCCATACGAGCCGAATGACTTGCGTTGCTTAACGCAGCCTGCGTCTGCTGCAATGCAGGAGATTGCTGCTGCGCCGTTTGCCTTGCCGCCTGCTGTCTCTGAAGCAGCGACTGCGATGAATAGGCTCCAGCTTTAGCTTGCGCAGCCGCGCGTACTTCCGCATTGAATGCAGCCATGTTCTGCAGACGCCGGCGTTCATCATCTGCCTGGGACAGATGTGGCGTGGCTGTAGCGGCTGCCTGCGCAGCCTTCGCACGAGCCGTTACGTGGACATTTGTAGGGCTTTGCGAGCCGCGCAGGATAGTGCCGTTTTGCTGCTGCATAAGCTCCCACTGCTCACGCAACGACAGGCCAGAAATAGGGTTGCCGTATTGATCAGTCTTGACGCCGCTAGAGCCGCTGCCTGATACAAAGCGGCCAGACTCATCTCGCGTGACCTTGGATTCGTCCCACTTCTTAGTTGATGGCATGACCAACTGGCGCTATAGCCACGCTAGCCAAACCCACTAGACGCCCCCTCTACTGGGCCGAGCCTGGTTTGAGCAGACAGACAACGGAAGTGACTTCAGGTTTGGGCATTCAGAGCATGGAATGAACTCCAGCCTGAACCAGGCTCCGGCCTCATTGCAGTACAAAAGCTGGGGCTCATCAGCCTTCCGCCAATACAACTGGTTGGGCATAGCTTGACCGGACTCCCATGGACACTCGCTTCCACGCCGAAGCCGAAAAACCCCTCCATCCGTCATTTGTGGATTGTTAAGGCCAATCCCTTTGCCACCATCAAAACCGGCAACAGCTGCCTCAACCGATTTACGTGGTCCTGCCTCAAGTGCTAAACGCACGTGGCTCACTACATCTGGCGATAGCCGACCGTCTGCAACCGCAGCATCCAGTGCAAGCAGCGCTTGAGCGGAAGGGGATAATTCAGTCATCAGCCTGTCTCCTCAGGTTGGTCATGGGGCAGGGTGTTAGCGCACCGCTGCCCTTCAACACTAGCCCAGCACTACGCCTTAGACCGCTCTGCGGCGCCGACGCCGTTTTTACTGTGCTCAGCGACGACGGCGATTTCGGAGAACTGCCGCAGCCGCCGCTTCTCTCTCTTCTCGTATATCATCGCGCCTAGACTTGCGCTTAGTAGACGCCCGCTGATTTTTTGGCAATGGGCGCTGGTATGAGCGTTCGATTTTCTGCATTAAATCCTGCTGCGAATATCGGACGGAGGGGTCACGGCCAGCGACACCTCTCCGGTTGACTTCAATGATGGCCTGCTGAGTCACGACGGAAGAACGCGCACTCTTGAGTGTGGGCTCCGCTTTGCGCTGTGCATTGCGCTTGACGCGCTCCAACACTCGCTCAGCCTTAGTCATAGGCCTGCCTGTTAACGCAGTAGCTTTCGGCTTAATTGACCCCGGCTTTAGCCCTCGCGGCTTTCCAATCGTTCCACCAGGCTTACCGCCTGCAAGCTTTTCCGTCTGAGTAGCGCGCTTGTTACCACCAGCAGTAGCAAGCCTGCCACCCCTGGCCGTTGCACCCACAGTGGCAAAGCGGCCACGGTTGTCACGAACGTATCGACGACCTGCCACTAGCCCTACGCCAAGGTATGGGCTCAGTCTAAAAACTCTTCCTCTTGCTGCTCCTGGCTGAGCCAGTACTGATCCTCGATCGCAACCTGCAGGCTTTCAAACCGCGCGCGCTCCTGTTCAGCGCGGATATCAGCCTGCGAACGAAACTGCCCCCACTGATCGCGGGGGCGTGCCTTCCTTGGTGGCTTCCAATCCACTAGACAAGACCTCTACTAGCCCTTAGCTGCAGCACGACGCCTCCGAGCGCTGTACTTGTCATTGATCTTCTTCAGATCCTTCGACAGCGCCTTACGGCTTGCCACCGTCTCCTTCATGTCCTTCTCATAGGCCTTGGTGCCCTTCTTCGGATTGTTCTGACGTGGCTTGTGCTCACGGATCAGGCGATCCCGCATCTGAGCACCGGTTTCGCCCTTCATCGTGCTGGGTTGCTTCTTGCTAGCTGCCTTCTTCGGTGCAGATGCCTTAGGTGCTGCCCCGCCCTTACCCAGATCCTTGAAGCTGCCCTGGCGGCTAGCGCCACCCTGCAAATTCTTGGTCGTCCGAGTCAGGCCAGACTTCGCTGCACCAATCTCACGCTTTGCCCCCTTGGTCTTGGCACCAGGAGCATTGCCGCCATAAACGTCTTTGGCAGCGTCCAAGTTCTGCTTGGACCTCTTGTACCTGGCCCGAGCGCCTTCGTTCTTCTCGGACTTGCCAAGCTTCCCGCCACCGCCTCCACTACCAGCAAAGCGACCGTTCTTGTCGCGCTTATAGGAACGGGCCATGGCGGCAGCAGGGAATGGCTATACCCCAGCGTAGCGACGGCCCATTCAGTTACTTCCCTTGCCCCGCAACAGTAGTGCGGGTCTCTACTGCTCAACTAGACAGGCGCTCTAATTAGGTCGTTAGCAGCCTCCTCACAGTCGAGGTGGAACAGTTCAGGTGGGCGGCGATCCGTTTCTGTGTCCAACCCATCCGGCGCAGACGACGCGCACGCTGCTGGCGGCTCTCACTAGCCCAGAGCAGCAACACGAATGGGATTGTCAGGATCACCGCCACCCACGCGAGGGTGGTTGTCATGGCAGTGAATGAAATGGTGCGGGCTCTCGCCCACCACATTCATAGCACGGGGTAGACCCATGCGCAAGCACAGTAGACGAGTCGTCTAATACACCCGGAAGCCAGTGCTTCCGCTCTGCCAGGGCTTCACTTGGTTGAACGCCCCGAGGATCAGGTACCCCAAGCCGTCAGTCCAGTGCTCGATGTTGGCCGACTTGTCGATCACATAATCTTCCGCGCCCTCCTTATATGTCACGTTTTTGAGCGCCTTGATCGTGTTCTTGCACCGTGGGTGGATGAACAGCCTGATCTGGCCATCAGCCGTGCGCACCATCCAGTTGGTGCTATTGATCTTGTCCTTCACCGCCCATGGGTGCTTCGGGCTGATGCACTGGAAACCATATTTACGGATGATGC